GAAGAAGTAGCCCAACTGTTTGCCCCTAACAAATGTAAGATTGCCCATCTTGAACATAAAGATGCCTCTGAATATTTGAAGATGGGAAAGGGAAAGGATTTCACTCAGGTATGGTGGAACGCACAGCCATACACTCCTGCCGGTATTATTAACCTCAAGGATATTGGAGGTAGCTTATATGACGAGGAGTATTGTGAGACTTGTCTGTATCCTTGGCCTCAGATGAATGAGAAGACCTATGGTATGAGGACAGGTGAGTTGCTTACCTTTACCTCTGGTGCTGGCATGGGTAAGTCAAGCATCATGAGAGAGTTGATGCATCATCTCCTGAGAAACACAGAAGATAACATAGGTATACTGGCTCTGGAAGAAAGTGTCAAAAATACGGCATGGAATATCATGAGTGTGGAGGCTTCTTCCAGACTGTACATTAAAGAAGTACGAGAGGCTTTCACAAGGGAAGAACTGATGCAATGGCAAGACAAGACAATTAATTCTGGAAGGTTCTTTGCCTTTGATCATTTCGGTAGTATAGGTAACGATGAGATCTTGAGTAGGGTCAGGTTCATGGCTCAGGCTCTGGGTTGTAAGTGGGTTGTCTTGGATCATCTCAGTATATTGGTTTCAGGACAGGAAGAATCCTTTGGAGATGAGAGGAAATCAATAGACATGTTAATGACCAAGCTAAGATCACTGGTAGAACAAACAGGGATTGGCTTGCTGTTGGTATCCCACTTACGTAGACCTTCTGGTGACAGAGGTCATGAAGAAGGGAAGGAAGTATCATTGTCTCACTTGAGAGGATCAGCCAGCATTGCACATCTAAGTGATGGTGTGATTGCCTTGGAAAGAAATCAACAAGAAGATGATGAGATACTTTCCAATACTACGACAGTACGTATCTTGAAAAACAGGTACACAGGTGAGACAGGGGTAGCAACCCATTTATTTTATAACAAGAGTACAGGAAGGATGACTGAAATTGATAACCCATTTGACACAGGAGATAATGAATGAGTTCGACTAAGAAATTTAATAGAAAACTATATGCAGAAGCAGATGCCAAAGCAAAGAAAGCTATGCAACCGTGGTTGACAAAACAAGGATATCATGATATAGATTTTACAGAAACAAAAGGAGTGGACTGTTCTTGTATGAAGGAGGATGCCCCGGCTTACTTTGAATTAGAAATAAAATATAGTTGGAGAGGTAACCCCTATCCTTATCATGACTTACGTATACCTTATCGAAAGAAAAAGTATATAGATACATGGGTAAAGAATGGGTCCAACGGAACTCTAACCTTTGTAGTATTTAATAATGATTGTACATGGGGAGCCTTTATTGATGGGGATGTTGTGAAAAATTCTGAGGTTCTGACAGTGGACACTAAGTTCACTAAAGATGAAAAGTTTTTTCATATAGCTGTAGAAGACATACAACAAATAGATATGGGGAGTACAGATATTTCAGAAGCTTTTATGAATACAAAATACCCTTCTTAAATGACTGACAGAGATATCGCCAATAAGATATGGAGAATTATGAAAGGTATCTCTTTACCTACACACTATACTGAGAAGGACGTTGTTGAAATAATCTACAGGTATTGGCATAGAGCAATGGAACGTGATACATGTTAAGAACGGTAACTTTATTGGAGAAAGTATTAAAAACATGGATAACTTTTATCGTATTTATACCAACATTATCTTGGGTGATAATGCTGATGGTATTGATGGCTCTACAAACCCACATGGAATCATTGTGTTTCAACAACGGCTTCTCAATCTGGCTATCTTCTTTAGTTACAGCCTACGGTTTCTTTCTATATAACTTAATGAGAAAGTAATATGTCTTTAATTACAATCACCGATAGTGCAAACAACCACCTGTCTGGAATCGTGCAAGACCATGATGCTAAAGGTATTATGCTTGGCGTTAAAGGTGGTGGTTGTGCAGGGTTTACCTATGAGTGGTCTATCCTGCAAGAAGCAATACCAGATAAGTTTAATACAGAAGATAAGTTTGAATTACATTCGGGATACCTGTGTGTCCAACCTGAAGCTATGATGTTTGTATTGAATACGATTATAGATTTTACTAAAGGCATAGCAGGTTCTTATTTAAAAATTGTTAACCCTAATGCTACATCCCAGTGTGGTTGTGGAGAAAGTTTTGGAGTATGAGTGTAATCCTTGACATAGAAACAGATTCTTTAAAGCCTACAAAGGTTCATTGCATTGTAGCTAAAGATCTGGATAACTCTCAGGTACATGTGTGGGATCAAAATAATTTAGATAAATTTAAACCTTGGTCCCACACAGTTGACAAGTTTATAATGCATAATGGAATATCTTTTGATGCCCCGGCTTTAAATAGATTGCTTGGTACTGACATTAAGTTAGGTCAGATAAAAGATACACTGATAATGTCACAGTTGTTTGATCCAGTACGAACGGATGGACACAGCCTATCAGCATGGGGAAAGAGATTAGGTTTCTCTAAGATGGAACAGGAGAATTTTTCTGAGTACACTGAAGATATGTTGGAGTATTGTAAGAATGATGTTCTCTTGACTGAGAAAGTTTATAACCGTTTAAACGATGAGGGTAAGGGATTCTCTTCCTATGCTATTGATTTAGAACATAAAGTCCGGGCCATTATAGATCAACAAGAGAAGAATGGTTTCACTTTGGATATACGTAAAGCCATAACCTTATTGTCCAGACTCTCTGATGAGGCTCATGATTTAACGGAGTGGTCTTTGAAAGAATTTCCACCTACTGTAGTGGAGTTAAAGACCAAGACAAAATATATTCCATTCAATATAGGTTCTCGTAAGCAAATTGCTGAACGTCTAATGGAGAGAAACTGGAAGCCTAAACAATATACAGACAAAGATAATGTTATTATAAATGAAAATGTTCTTGCTCAAATTGATATGGATGAAGCTAAGAAATTTGCAAGGTTCTTTCTTCTACAAAAACGTATTGCTCAAATTCAATCATGGATAGATGCTTACGATGATGACACTGAGAAGGTACATGGACGGGTACTAACATTACGTACCATTACAGGACGTATGGCACACTATGGTCCGAACATGGCTCAGATACCGGCCATACGAAGTCCCTTTGGTTTTGAATGCAGAGATTGTTGGACTGTATCTAATCCTCATACACATAGCCTTGTTGGTACGGATGCCTCTAGTCTTGAACTTAGGTGTTTAGCTCAACTAATGAATAACAAAGCTTATACAGATGAAGTACTGAATGGGGATGTTCATACAGCCAACATGAAGATGGCTGGTTTAACCAACAGAGATCAAGCCAAGACATTTATATATGCTTTTTGTTATGGTGCAGGACCAGAAAAGATTGGTAAAATAGTTGGAGCTGGCTATAAAGAGGGAGAAAAATTAATAAAGAAATTTTTAGAGAACATGCCAGCCTTAAAAAAAGCCAGAGAGAAGATTAGATTAGAATATTTAAAGGAACCTCTACACAAAATAGAGGGAGTAGGTGGTCGAATGTTAAAGATTAGATCACCCCATGCTGCCTTGAATACCTACATACAAGGAGCAGGAGCTGTGGTGTGTAAGGATTGGCTAATAAACATGACGCAAAGAGTTAAACAATCTGGTTTGGATGCCAAGCTGGTAGCCTCCATTCATGATGAGTATCAGTTTGAGGTTGCCAAGAAAGATATAAAGGAGTTTGGTAAGATAACCAAGGAAGCCATTCAATATACGGAGAAAAAATTAGAATTTAATTGTCCTTTAGATAGTACTTGGAAAGAAGGAGAGACATGGGCTAAGACACATTAAAAAAGTTCTTGACATTATATTTAGAGTATGTCATAATGCATTTTAAATTCAACAAAGGAGAAATATAAAATATGTCTGAAGTAAAAAGATCTGTAAGTGTTATTTCTGGAACAGCATTCTGGGCCTCCGTTGTGGCTCCCAATACTACCTTTGATAGTGATGGGGTTTGGTCCATTGATATATGCAATCTGGATGAAGAAAGTCTGGCTACAGTTCAAGCTGATGGTTTGGAAGTTAAGAACAAGAAGGATGAACGTGGTGACTTTGTTACTGTTAAGCGGAAGGTTCGTAACCAAAAGACAGGAGAACTTAATCGTGCTCCTACTCTTGTGGATGCACAAAAACGTACCATTATGAACACGGCTGTTGGGAATGGCTCAACTGTTAATGTACGATACAGGGCTTATCCTTGGGAGTTTGGTGGTCGTAAGGGTATTAGTGGACACTTGTTGGGTGTTCAGGTAATGGAACTTGTTCCTTATGCTTCTGAGGCGGATGGAGAAGACTTTGAGGTTCATTCCAAGGGATACTCTGCCGACGAAACTGATGAAGAAATTTCCCTAGCATCTTAAAGAAAGGAGTATGGGAGGGGGCTTTTTACTCTTTCACCCCCTCCCTTTTTATATGAAAACAATAGACACATTAGTACAGGATATCTACAGTTTATTAGGTCCAGAAGGTAATGATCTGGATCAGGATAAAATTGATAAACAGGTTAGTCTATTTGCACAACATGTTACTCGACACGTTAAAGAATTTCTACAGGAGAAACCTGTATACAGGAAGGGACTCCGTTTATCTGGAATAGGAAGACCACCCAGACAACTGTGGTATGATAACCAATGTAGTGATCAGGCAATTCCGTTTGAACCTAGCACACGTATTAAATTTTTATATGGTCACATTCTGGAAGAACTTTTAATTCTTTTCTCTGTCTTGTCTGGACATGAAGTAACAGAAGCACAGAAAGAAATTCATGTGGAAGGAGTTAAAGGTCATCAGGATTGTAAGATTGATGGGGTTCTGGTAGATTGTAAGAGTACATCTCATAGAGGATTTGATAAATTTAAATATGGTACACTGGAAGATGATGATCCCTTTGGGTACATAGAACAAATCTCTGCCTATGCAGAAGGAAACGATGCTAATGAAGCAGCCTTCCTTGTTATTAATAAACAGACAGGGGAGATTTGTCTTACACCTATCCATTCTATGGAGATGATTAATGCAGGAGATAAGATTAAACAGTTAAAGAAAGCTATGGATAGTTCTTCTCCTCCTTCCAAATGTTATTCGGATATTGCTGATGGAGCTTCTGGTAATCGTAAACTAGCTATTGGTTGTGTTTATTGCAATCATAAAAAACTTTGTTGGCAGGATGCTAATCAAGGGCAAGGATTACGTGTGTTTAAATATGCACATGGGAACAGGTACTTATCAAATGTTTCTAAAACTCCTGAAGTCCCTGAAGTATTTAACTGGTAATGCATTGGAAGGTAAGGGATAAGCGTAAGAGATTTGTTCCTAATTTAAATAAGTTTGGGTTCGTTTATATTATAACCAATAAGAAAACTGGCAAGGCTTACATAGGTTGTAAACAATATCTGTTGGGTAAAGGGAAGAAGAAATCTAAATGGGAAGTTTATATGGGTTCTTCTAAAGCTCTTCTGGAGGACATAAAAAAATTAGGAAAGAAACATTTTAAGTTTGAAGTTATAGCTGAGTACAAAAATAAAAGGAGTTTAAGATACTATGAGTGTTATTATCAAATGAAGTATAATGTATTAGCTACCGTCTTGGAGGGAACAGATGAACCTGCCTTCTACAATTCATATGTGGGAGGCAAATGGTATCGTCCTGTTGAAAATTATATAGATGAAGATCAAAGATCCAGATGACATATTTGTAGATCCTATTATTCTATATGATCAACAATACCCTGAACGAAGATTATATTTAGCTGTTATTCTTCAGGCTTTACTTGATGCTACTAATTCAAACATAAAAGGATTAGTAAATAATGGTAAGGCAAAGGCTTGGTTTTTCTGTAGTGTGGGTGTGACATGTGATAATTTTGAATTTGTATGTGATCAAGCTGGAGTTGAACCGGGATACGTAAGAAGTTTTGCATATGAAGTTATTAATTCCAACAAACAGGGATCATTTAGATATCATATTTATAGAATGTTATCAGAGGATAAGGAATAGGAGAATCTAATATGTCAATCAGAGATTATCAAGTAGGTGGTGATCATTATAAGAAACTACAGATTCAACCAGTTGAATATATTTATGCGAATGAACTTGACTTCTTTGAAGGAAATATAGTAAAGTATGTAACCCGTCATCGCACCAAAGGTGAAGGGGCAAAGGACATTAAGAAGATTATTCACTATGCACAAATGATATTGGAACTTAGATATGGGGAGAATGTGGATGAACCTACCGACTGAGTATCAGTCTTTTATATATCTCTCTCGCTATTCAAGATGGATAGAAGAGGAGGGACGTAGAGAAACATGGGATGAAACCGTAAATAGATTAATAGTTTTCTTCCGTAATCATGTGGAGAATAACCTTGGCGTTAAGAACCAGCTTGATGATAAGGATTGGAGCATGATCAAGAACTCCATCCTATCTTTGGAGGTAATGCCAAGCATGAGATCATTGATGACTGCTGGACCAGCCTTGGAACGAGAGAACATAGCTGGATATAACTGCTCGTATATACCTGTGGACAATCCTAAATCTTTTGACGAGATCCTCTATGTACTAATGAATGGCACAGGAGTTGGCTTCTCTGTGGAGAGACAGTATGTTAATCAACTACCGACCATACCCAATATAGAATTTGAAAGAACCGATGACGTAATAAGCATAGCAGATTCAAAAGAAGGATGGGCAAGAGCCTTCAAGGATTTAGTATCCTATCTCTATACCAATCGTATTCCCAAGATAGATGTTAGTAAGATACGTCCTGCTGGATCAAGATTAAAAACCTTTGGCGGTAGAGCCAGTGGACCACAGCCATTGGTGGACTTGTTTGACTTTACCATACGTAAGTTTGAGGAAAGTAGAGGCAGGAAGTTAAGCTCTATCGAATGTCATGACATCGTATGTAAGATTGGAGAGGTTGTAGTTGTTGGTGGTGTACGTAGATCAGCCCTCATATCTTTATCTAATCTATCGGATGATCGTATGAGGTCTTCCAAGTCTGGTGCATGGCACGTAACAAATCCAGAGAGAGCTTTGGCTAATAACTCTGCCGTCTATACAGATCGCCATGATACTGGTGTCTTCATGAACGAGTGGCAGTCTTTATATGAGAGCAAGAGTGGTGAACGTGGTATCTTCAACCGTAAGTCTGCACAAGAGAAGGCAGCACAGAATGGACGTAGGATATCTGACATAGACTTTGGAACCAATCCTTGCTCAGAAATTATACTACGACCTAATCAGTTCTGTAATCTGACTGAGGTTGTGTGCAGACCATTTGATGATAAAAATACTTTGGCACGTAAAGTACGAGTAGCCACATTGCTTGGTACTATTCAAGCTACTCTCACTAACTTTGGATACCTGAGAAAGAGATGGAGAGATAACACAGAAGAGGAACGTCTACTTGGTGTGTCTCTGACAGGGATCATGGACTGCAAGCTGCTCAATAGTTCCTTCCAACGTCTGAACTA